AAAAACACATATGGAAACGAGACAAAGGAAAGTGTAATGATTGTGGTAAACAATGTACACGACGCACTTGGGATTTAGACCACGTTAAACCCCTGATGGAACAAAAGGGAATTAAAGCCAATAAGTTGGATTGGTCATACTATGGATTAAATAATATGCAAACACTTTGTCGTCCATGTCATAAGAAAAAAACTAAAAAAGATTTTAAAAATAATACTTGACATTGATGTAATTTATGTGTATATTACATCGGATAAACAAATAGGTTATCGTTCTTAAAAGATTTGAATCTCAATTTAGAGATTCAACTGGGCATGGTTCTTTCTTCCTTTCTACTGTGCCCTAAAAATTAAAACATAAGAGGTTAACAATGAATAAGAAAATAGATATAGCAGAATTCATGAAAGAATGTATGCTAACTAATGATGATAAAAAACAAATGAAAACAATGGATAAAAAAACATTAAAAGATGATCCAAATTATCCAAAAAACAAAAGAGTCAATCTTGAGTATTATGCTGAAGATGAACTTGATGATTTTGGAGTAGATGATTATTCCGATTGTGATGGTCGTGAAGAAATAGAAACTCTTGGTGATGCGGGTATGGATATATATCAATAATGAAACCAATGTATACCAAAAAAGAATTTGAAGACATTGGTGAGAAAGTTATTGATTGGTGTATAGACGAATTTGGATTAAGTAAACATTATGAACATTATCCATATATAGAAATTGATATAGACGAAGAAGATTATTCTTTGATGGGTGAATTCATAGGTGATAATAATGAAATTATTATTTATTTAAATGCAATAAATAATATAGATGATTTTATTAATACTATTATTCATGAATACATACATTATACACAATCACCATCATGGTATACTCGTTATCTAAATAATTTAACATTAAATGAAGTAATTAAAAATAAGCATCCATATGAAATACAAGCAGAACAAATAGCAACTGATAATTACATTAAATGTAGAAATAATATATTAAAATAAAACATAATTGATTTTTATAAACACGGTACTATTTATGGATATATATGGAAAAAGCGGAAAAGAAAATCATAAAGGTTTTGACTAATATTATTAACAGACTTGATGATTTAGAAATTGAACAACATAAAAATAAAGAAATGTTTTCCAATATTAAAGAAAGATTATTAGACCTTAATAGTTTTGTAAATGATATTCTTGATATTGTTAACAATGAAGAATATGAAAATGATGAATTATTGGAACAGAAATTATCTAGAAAATATTCTAATTTACGTGATTTGATTGATAAAGAATTTGATGATGAAGATAATATTACGGAATTGAAGAATCAAGTAATAGGCGAATCTTAATTGTTACATTTAACACTAACTATTTTACTTGGGATTATTGCATCTTGTTTAGGTGCGATAACTTATTATGCATTAAAACGAATCAATAATTACGAAATAATAATATTAAATATAAATGATACTATAGAAAATATAAAACATCAACTTAAACTAATAGATGATAAAGGACATTTTGAGTCCGATGATGAAGTTGGTTTTTTCTTTGACGGAATAAAACAACTTGGAGAACAATTAGAAGAGTTATTTGAAACTGAGGTTGATGATGAAGAAGAGAAAAAAGAAGAGCAAGATATATTTCGGCACACCAGTTCATGATGCCATTATAAAATATAATCATTCAGATGATATAGAATTTAGACATAAAATCTACACTGAAGAAATACACGCGGCGTTTTTAAAACTTGCCGAAAACATAATCAATACATATAAATTTTCTTATTTTGATTATGGATTTAGGGATTTACAAGAAGAAGTAGTATCGAATTTAGTAATTAATATGCATAAGTTTGATGAGACTAAAGGTTCAAAAGCCTTTAGTTATTTTAGTGTGGTGGCTAAGAATTATTTAATCCTAAATAATAATGCAAATTATAAAAAACTTAAAATTCATGATAATATTGATACTTTGTATGACCACGGTATAGACGATACCGAAATAGAAAAATCACCGTCTATTGATGTATTCAAAAAAACACTCAGTTATTTTGAAAATAATTTAAATGAGTTATTTCCAAAACAACAAGATAAAGATGTTGCTGAATCTATATTATACTTGTGTAGAAATAAAAATAATATTGATAATTTTAATAAGAAAGCTTTATATATAATGATTCGTGAAATGACAGATGTAAAGACATCTAAAATTACTCAAATCTCTAATGTATTTCGTAAAATATATCCGAAAATACAAGAAGAAATTCTTAGTAAAGGACATATAGACAATTTAATAAATACTGGTTCTTTATAACTTTCTAAACATTCTATATTTATTATTAGAATGTTATGGAAAAAGATTTTAAAATATTTGACGATAAGAACTTCTCTGATTTATCCAAAGAGATATACGAGAATTCTAAACTAAAAAAGACTCAGATTGACCTTTTAATCCAAGAGGTACATAGTTACATTCAGGGAATAGAAGACATAGCTATCGTTGGTCCCGTTTTAAAAGAACTATTTGATGTAGCCGTTAAGAATGATGATAATCTTCTGAAATTAGCTACTGTAATTCAACGAATAATGTCTAAACATCAATTTGATGATAGTGATGTTGGTTTGTTAAGTGATGCAGAAAAACAAGAACTGATGGATTCACTTGAAGACGCCGCCACGGAATTACAAAAAAAATCTGATGATATCGATGTTGATAAAATTAGAGAAAAGTTTAAGTCATAGTTATGACTCGAATAGATCCAGAAAGACCTGTACTTGGTTCGGTAAATCAAAATTCATATTTTGGACCTGAGTTTACTTTTCATCATGGACATGTAGAAAGAGTACTTAGTACACAGGAAGATTTAGATTCAATTGGATATCCCGGTTACGGAGTACCATCCGATTTAAGTCAATGTATTTTAATCACACCTACTTTCGCTGGTCATGGGTCGGATTCATTTACTTTACCAACAAATTCTTTAAAAGGAATGGTATTGGCTCAACCATTGATGCGTGGTTTTGCTGATTCGATAACTCACGGTGATGCTGTAATTTATACTAATTTAGGTACTTTGTTTTTTTACTTAGGTCCAATCAATACCACCAATGATCCAAATAAAACCCCTGATCATTTACATCATCCTGATTTAAATCCAAATAGATTAATAGTGGATGACGGAGCGGATGATAACGATGGTTATCCTGTAAATTATATATCAAGGACAATTGATAAAGCTAAAAAAATAAGAAACATATTATTAGATAGACCTTATGATACTGGTATAGGAGAAATAGATTCTGTAGCTGATCATCTTGGTTATTATTCTGATTTACAACTAGAAGGCCGACAAGGTAATTCAATTCAAATGGGAGCGAGATTCATAAATCCTTACATAACCATCAAAAACAATAATACAAATGTTAACAATGGTTCTGTTTTAGGTATGTTATCACTTGGAACGATATCTGATTACTTTCCTTCTTTCGATATTAATGGAAATTTAATAGGATATAAGTTATCAGCTGATAAAAGACAAGAAGAAGAAATGGAAAGTGAAACTGGTTATATTGGATATAAAACAGGAATAGGAAGTGAGTTATTTAATTCAGATTTTGGAACAGTAGAAAACGAAGCTGAACACCAAGTAGATTTTGACCAAATAATAATGTTTTCTGATAGGATTACATTTGATGCACAAAAGAATGATTTAACGATGTCGGCACGGCGTAATATTAATTTTGGTGCTGGTAGAAATTTTACTATAACAAATAAAGGATTCTCAGTTATTGAATCTAAGAATATTTATATAGGAAAGGAAGCAAAGAATAAAACTGAACCAATAGTGTTAGGTGATAAACTCAGAGATATATTACTTGATATAATGAAATTAATAAATGATTCACGGGCATTAGTACAAGGAGTTCCTATTCCACTTGTAGATCAATCAAGTAAATTATTGTCAGGACCACAATCAAGGATACAAAAATTGATTGATGAATTAGAACCAAGAACTTATGAAAAAGATGAGAATGGTAAAGATATTAAAACTAAACCAAAGATTGAAAATGAAAAAGGAAAGGAAACAAGATTTTTTAGTCAACAACATTACATAGAAATAAACAGGAGTTAATAAAATGAAGTTATCTGTATTTAAAAATATGATCAGAGAAGTAATAAGAGAAGAGTTAGATTATAAATTTTCTCGACTTCGTAAAGAGTTAAAAGAAATAGTAGTTAAGAGTAATAATAGTAATGTAAGTAAAGTTAGAACTCATACTACACAAGATACGAGTCTACAAAACTTAATGGAGATTGATAGTAGTTCCAATTCCGACATTCCCATAACCAAACGAAGTGTTAATGTACCCCAAACTAAAAACAAAGTTTTGAATTCATTACTAACAGAAACAGCAAATTCTGATGATTGGAAAACCATTGATGGTAAGGCTGAAGTACAATCTGTACAAGACAACACATCTGAATTACCAGAACATTTGTCAAAAGCTTTTAATAAAGATTATTCTGACATAATGAAAAAAGTAGATGAAAAGGGAAAGTTTAAAAATGGCGTTTAAAACAACAGGTGATTTAGAAGATGATATTAGACACGCGTTGATTGTAAACATCGGTAAAGATTATTATGATGCTGGTGATAAAGGTCAAAGAGGTAAGATTGATGATTTAGCAGAAGCATTAAAAGGTTCTATTGTAGAATGGGTTAAACGACAGACGTTTCAAATTACTGAAATGGAAGCACCTATACATTTTCCACCGACAACTATTAAGACTAAAGTTAAGGGTGGAACAATTAATGGTGGAGCAACCGTCACAGCGACCGGTCCTATGCCTATAACCGGAGCTGCTATTGTCGGTCCAGCAGATGGGGAAAATAAGACATCGATAAAAAATATTGCACAGATAAGTCAGACAATAAATAAAATCGATGATGATAGAGTTGGGTCAGCAGTAACTACTTCAGAAGTTAAATTGTTAAGAGACGCGGACGAATAAAATGCCAATATTAGATAGAAGAACTAAACAGTTCGTTGAAGATAAAGATACTCGTGTAAGTGTTGGGCTTGATTTTCCAATCACAAGAGTACCGAATCAAGATGGATATTTCAAAACAACTAAGTCTACAGTTGAGTCAATTAAAAATAATATAAAATTATTATTACAAACAGAAAGAGGTGAAAGAGTTTTTCAACCAAACTTAGGAATGAATTTAAGACGATTTGTATTTGAACAAATAACAGAAGATACTTCAATAGAAATTGAAAATGATATTGTTGATGTATTTGAAACTTGGTTGCCTTTTGTTGAATTAAAAGATATTCAAATTAATACTGATTCAATTAATCAAGATCAAAATAAAATAAATATCAATATAGTGTTTGGTATTAAGAAGTCACCTACTTCTTTAGAATCAATAGAAGTTACTTTGGGATAAAATAATGGCATATTCAGAAAAACAAAAATTTCAACCAACAAATATTAATTATACAAGTAAAGATTTTTCTACAATCAAGGCTGATTTGATTGAATACACAAAGGCTTATTTTCCCGATACTTATAAAGATTTTAATGAGACATCTCCTGGCATGATGTTGATTGAATTATCAAGTTATGTTGGTGATGTATTGAGTTATTATGTCGATTACAATTATAAAGAAAATGTGTTATCTACGGCTACAGAAAAAAGAAATGTCAGAAGATTAGCAGAATTTCTTGGGTATAAAACTTCAAATAAAACTCCATCAGTAGTTAAGTTAAAAGTAACTACAGAAATTGATGCTAACTCAGATGGTACTCCAAAATATAGCGATGCCCCAACTTCAATTTCACCTGGATTACAAATTCAATCCAATGTAGATAGTGAATTAATATTTGAAACTACTGGAGATATTGATTTTAAAATATCGGGTTCTACACTTGATGAACCACCTGTTAGTGCTCCAATTATAGGTACAGACGGCTTAGCTACAGGTTATACTTTAACCAGATATGTCAGAGCTGTGTCTGGTCAGACTAAAACTAAATCATTTACTATCGGGTCTCCAACTAAATTTTTAGAATTGGATTTAAATGAAGATAATGTAATTGAAATTTTAAATGTAACAGATAGTTCAGAACAAAAATGGTATGAAGTGGATTATTTAGCTCAAGAAAGAATTTTAAAAGAAACACATTATAATGATAAAGGTGCCGGTAGAGAGAATAATGGCTATAATCAAGGAGAAGGTATTGACGATAATTCATTAATACCAATTCCCTATACTGTAGATTATATAA